GACTCACCGAATGTTAATAAAGAGTGGGTACAGGAGATGGAGGATACCTACGGGGCTGATTCTGACTTCTATANGTATGCGAGTCNTNGGNCAATTCCCCCGTGTAGGTGTCTCACAGTTCATCTCTGCAGACACAGTAGAGGATGCTGTGAGGAACACACTGGACTTCCGTGCATATAATAACTTTCCAAAGATTATGGGAGTCGATGTAGCTAGATTTGGAGATGACTTAACTGTATTTGTAGTGAGACAAGGCCCTAAGATGGTAGACTTTAGAACCTATAAGGGGCTAGATACTATGGAGGTATCTACAAAAATAGCAGANTATCAAGCAATGCAGAGATGTGCTGGTATNTATATTGACTCTATTGGNGTAGGNGCTGGTGTAGCAGANAGATGNAGNCAACTTAAGCTNCCTATTAGGGATGTTGTTGTNTCAAATAANTCTACAGAACCTGATGTGTATTGTAACTTAAGATCCCANTTGTGGGGTAAGATGAGAGAATGGTTNGATAATGGGGCTGATATCCCTAGAGAAGCTACAGAGAAAGAGACTAACCTAGCTGCTCAACTTACATCAATGGAATATGGTTACAACAATAAGAGTCAAATACAACTTCTATCTAAGAAGGACTTAAAGCGCTTAGGCTATCCATCACCAGATATAGCTGATGCTTTAAGTTACACCTTCTTAGAATCTATTAGAGATATGAAACCACGAAGAACTGTTAAAAGAGAAGTAAAGAAGAGTAGAATCCTATGGGCATAGAGATTAGCTAAGGAGATTATTAGATGGACCCTTTGCACAACAGACCTGCAGTCCTTGTTGTCTCTGCTGATAAGGCTGAAGACACCTACGAAGAACTACAGAGAGCGTATCGACCAGACTACGAGGAAGACATAGAAGAAGAAAAGCATCAGTATTCTTCCTTAGCTACTTATATTACAGAGATCTATCAGGAGAACAAGGACATTAGAAGTTCCTCTGGTATTGAAGAGAAAATGCTGCAGTCCCTTAGAGCTTATAATGGTCACTATGATCCAGGTGATTTAGCTCTAATAAAAGAACAGGGTGGAAGTTCTATCTTTATGAACCTCACACCTACCAAGTGTAGGGCAGCTATGTCATGGTTACGTGACATCATGATGCCAGCAAAAGAGAATGCTTGGGGATTATACCCAACTACAGTCCCCGAACTTCCTGAAGAGATTAGAATGCAGGTACAGGAGCACATCAATACTCTTGTACAGGAGGGGCAAGTAGAACCTCCGACTGATGGAAATCCACAGAAGCCTCAAGCCCTTGGAGCAGCTCAAAAGATTCAAGAAGTAAATCAACTAAAGAGAGATATCGAGGATGCCTTTCAGGATGAGATCTATAAGGTAGCTCTTGGTGAGATAAAGAAATATGAAAGGATTATAGAAGATCAGCTTCAAGAAGGTCAATGGGAAAAAGCTTTCTCAGATTTCATTGAAGACTTCTGTGTATTCCCTGTAGCTGTTATGAAGGCTCCAGTAATATCTAAGAGAAAAAAACTCTCTTACTTAAATGGAGAGATACAGGAATCTGAAGACTTTGTCTTTCTAAACCAGAGAGTATCTCCATTAGACATCTACCCATCAGCATCAGCCACCCATATAAATGATGGTAACTTATGTGAGCATCTTAGATTTGATAGAAAGACTCTTTATAATTTTATTGGTGTAAAGAATTATAAAGAAGATAACATCAGAAAAGTTCTAGAGTTACATAAAGATGGCTATCTTGGTGGAGAATTAAATAATACTATTGAGAGTGATAAGGTAGACGAAGAGTACAGAGGGGATACTTTTAGAGCTTCTAAGGGTATTATCCATGGGGTTCACTTCTTTGGTAGTATTCCTTGGTCTTATCTTAGTGATTGGGGTTTCTCTCCAGAAAAAATAGGAACAGATGAGGATAGGGAGTTTGAAGTAGAGGCTATTTTAGCAGGGGGAGAAGTAATTAAGTGTGTACTTAATGAAGATCCTCTACTACGAAGACCCTATTATAAAGCATCCTGGCAGAATATCCCCGGATCTTGGTGGGGAAGATCCCTGCCAGAACTAATGCGTGACATTCAGAGGATGTGTAATGCTACTGCAAGGGCATTAGCTAATAATCTAGCACTTGCAAGTGGCCCTCAGATAGAGGTATATACTGATAGGCTAGCAGATGATAGCTCTGTAGATGATATTACACCATTCCATGTATGGCAGGTAACTTCAGACCCTTCAGGGGCTGGTGGAAGGGCTATCCAATTCTGGCAACCAACCTCTAATGCACAGGAATTGCTAGCAGTTTATGATAGATTTGAGTTAAGAGCTGATGATGCGACTGGTATTCCACGGTATGCCTACGGAAATGACCAGACAGGGGCTGCGGCCCAAGCTCTTGCAGATTACGAGAAGGTTATAACTCCATTTGGTCCTATAAAAATATCTAAACTATATCCAGGAATGTTAGTTAACAATACTTATGGAGGTACAAGTGTTGTACAGGGGGTATATCCTCAGGGAGTGACTGATATTTTTAGGCTTTCATTTTCAAATGGAGAGACAATAGATTGTGACATGAACCATAGATGGGCTGTAAGAAGTGACCATCGAAGAGCATTCAGAACACTTACAACAGAAGAGATCTTAGAGAAAGGACTTTTTAGACAGATTAAAAANGATAAAAAGAATCCNAAAGGNTTNAGNCCAAAGTGGATGACTCCACAGACAAAACCTTTGGAGTATNGTGCTCAAGAAGTTCTTATAGATCCTTATACTTTTGGGGCACTCCTTGGTGATGGGGATTCTAGAGCTAGAATTACTTCAATGGATCAGGAAGTGTTTGACAGAATACCATATCCTCTTGGCAAGATTGACAGGAAACCAAGAAATAAAGCTTGGAGCCAAACTATTCTCGGAATAAAAGAAGATCTAACTTATTATCTTCATGGAGCTAATTGTTATACAAAGTTTATTCCAAAAGAATATTTAGGGAACTGTATCCATGTTCGTAAAGAGCTTTTAAAAGGTCTAATGGATACTGACGGCTGTATTAGTAAGAATGGAGACTGTTTCTATTTTACTACATCTTTTCAACTTGCTAAAGACTTTAAGCAACTAGTAAGATCATTAGGTGGAACAGTTACTAAGATACAGAAGCCAAAAGATAAAAGAGAAAATAGAACACAAGGTTATAGAATTCATTTTAATATTGAATTTGCTCCTGTTTACCTAGAGAGAAAAAAGAAAAATTTTAAAAGAAAACCTCTTCTAGCAACTTATATAACTGGAATAAGTTATGTAGGAAAAAGATCTGCGACTTGTATTTCTGTTGACTCTGTTGATAGTTGCTTCTTAGTAGAAAATTGTATCGTAACTCACAATACCGCCAGCGGGTTATCTATGCTATTAGAGTCAGCATCTAAAGGAATTAAGGATGCTGTAAGGAATATAGACTTTGGTGTAATAAAACCACGTATTGAGTACCAATTCTACTGGAATATTATTAGTGATGATGCAATAGATTTCACTGGAGATGTCAATGTAGTACCTAAAGGCTCAGAGATACTAACCATGAAGGGTGCTAGTGAGATGAGAAGGAATGAATTCCTTCAGATTCTAGCTAATCCAACCTATATGGGTATAGTTGGAGAGGAAGGTCTAGCAGACATCTTAAGAGAGATGGCTAAGTCTCTTGGACTTGGTAATAATATTGTACCTTCTCGTATAGTACTCAAGAAGAAACAAGAAGAAGCTAAAGCCATGCAGCAGCAGCAGATGCAAATGCAAGCAGATGCAGATAATCAGAAGGCATCTACAGGGCTACAGGCAACTCAGATGCAGGTAGAGGGACAGATGGCTATGCATCAGCAGACTCAGCAGCTAAAGGCTGAAGAGATTCAAGCTAAGATGGCAGATAAAGAAAAAGATAGGCAGTTAAGATTTATTGAACTTCAAGAAAGACAAAAGGAGGCAATAGGTAAACAGACAGCAGACTTACAAAAGCAACAGATGATTGAAGTAAATAAGGATGCTCAAGTTAACAAACAGGTAGCCCTCAGTCTGAAGAATGGGGACAAGATGAATCAACAATGAATCTAACAGCAGAGGATAGAGATAAGTTAAAAGGTTATGGCAACTATACTTTAAGAAGAGTATTGAGTACAGAGCTAGAAAAGATTAAGACTGATCTTTTAGTTTATAAGAGAGAGAACAAAGACTACGATTTAGTATTAAAAGGTAAAGGCGCTTTTATCAAAGAACTTTTAGACTTACTAGGTGACTAGTATAAACTTCAATCTGTGATTGTACATCTCCTTTTTGGCCAAAGGAACCATGATCACAACACACTGGAGAAACATGGTAATGACTCTTGAAAGAATTAAAGCAGAAGAAGAAGCATTAGAGAAGGAAATGTTTGGTGATCAGACTACTGAAGAGGAAGTCTCCACTGAGCAGCAAGAAGAAGCTCCGCAGGAATCTGAAGTTATCGAGCAGGAACTAAGTCCAGAAGAGGAATCCTATAAGAAACGCTATAGCTCCTTTAAAGCTTCTGCAGATAAAACAATCTATAACCTTAGAAGGGAAATAGCATCTTTTAGAGTTGCTAACTCAGAACTACAGAACCAGATAGATAACCTATCACTTAAGTTAGCTCAACTTACATCAACCTCTAATGATCCATTGAAGGATATTATCACCGATGATGACGTGATTAATATCGGTGAAGAAGCAATTGATGTAATTAAGAGAGTAACTAAACAAGCAAGTGAAGCTTCTACTGCCCCTCTGCAGGATGAGATTAAAAAGCTCAAGATGGAGAAGATCCAGGAGCAGAAGCGATTAGCTGAGGAGCGTCATAAGGTAGCCTACAATCGCTTTCTAATTAACCTTGAAGAGATTGTGCCAGACTATGCTGCTATCAACTTAGATAGTAAGTTTAAAGAATTCATGGAAGGGCATGATGATCTTACAGGTGAAAGTAGACTAGCGTCGTTCAGGCAGGCTGAGGAATATCTCGATGCCCAAAGGGTAGCTGATTTCTTCTTGACCTTCAAAGAGTCACAACCAAGAAGTAAGAAAGAAAAACTAGAAGAAAACATGACACCAACTGGTAGTAGTAGTGCTGAAGTAGGAAAAGGCAAGGTAGTAGAAACCTTTACAGCTAGGCAGGTTGAAGACTTCTTCAATGATATTGCCAGGGGTGTATATCGAAATAGACAGAAAGAAGCTAATGAACTAGAGACTAGGATCTCTAAAGCCTACATTGAAGGGAGGATTATTGGATGACCCTAGTTACAAAATATTTTGAAGGAGATTTAAAAGATGGCTAACGGGCCTATTCGTTATAATAACAATGATGGCACTTATGCAAGCTATGCATCGGACAGTACTTCTAAGTTCACTCCGTTGCTCTTTAGCCGTAAGATGCTCAAGAACT